GTCCATCAGGATGAACGGGTAGAACATCACCTCCTGCCCACCCTCGCGGATTGCGGCAATCGCCTCGATCACCGAGCGGTCGGCCGGGGTTCCGCCATAGATCGAACGCTCATCGACCTTGGGCACGACCGCCGCCTGCGCACGCGCAATCCCGCCCGCCCGCCACGGCATCCCTTCACCGTCAAGGTCGGATTGTTCGACCTTGGGCATCACCTCGCAGGCAGCGCAGCGCAGATCGCTTCCGAACCACGCCACCACCAGCGACACCGATCCGCAATTCGGCAACTCGGCGCGCAACTGGCTCAGCGAGGTCGCAAGGTCGGTTGCGCCGGAAGGCGAATGCACATTGGCCGAGCGATTGACCCCCGGCTCTTCGCTGTAATGGATTTGCGTCGTGGCCAGCGCGTATTCCCCGGTCCCGGGTATCAGCGCCACCGCCGAAATCGCGCGCTGAAGGTCCATCACGCTGTCGGCAAATGCGCCCTGCGCCGCGCGCACCACTTCGAACGAGAACTGCGGCACCCGGTTGCCGAACGGTGCCAGCGCAAGATCCTCGATCACCACATAGGCAATGCCACGATAGGCCGGGGCCATTCCAACCCCTTCAACTGCTTCGATCCTCGGGTCAGGCAACTGGTCCTCAGCGCCATCATAAACCCGCAGGTTGATCGAGTTCGGCGCAAGCTCGACCCCATCCGCCCAGATCCGGCCGACATTGGTGATCCGGCCCAGACCCAACGCCACTGCCAGACTGACCGAATAGGAATACTCGGTGGTGCGCGGTTGTGGCACGCCCTTGCCCCCACCCGAGGTGGTGGTGCTTTCCTGAAACTGGGTCGCCCAGATCACCTGACCGGCAATCCGCGCCCGCCCGAAAACCTGCCCGATCGCGCTGCCCTCACTCGCCCCCATCAGGCGAAAGCGGTCCACCCGGCCGGTTTCAACCACTTCCGACCCGCCGCCCAGCACGCGCTGGTCGATCACCCGGCCCAGAGTCGCCCCGACCGCACGCCCGATCACCGCGCCGGAAAGGCCCATGATCGTGCCGCCAAAGCCCGAGCCGATGGCCGCGCCAACAGCCGAAAGCAGGATGGTTGCCATTCAAAGCTCTCCTGATGGAAATTCAAAGCGCGCCGCGATCCGCCGCGCCCAGGGGGCCGACAGCGGGCTTTCGATCACGCCATGGCCGGTGTAGGCGTGCACGAAACTCGCCTGCGGCCCGATCTGCGCTGCAATCCCCAGATGCTTGGCCACCCGGCCCTCGCGCATCCGGAACAGCAACAGATCGCCCGGTGCCGCATCCGCCAACCGCTTGCGCTGCAACCATCGTTCGGCAGCCACCAGCAATTCTTCCCGACCACTCGGTTCAGCCCAGTCCCGCGTATAAGCCGGCACCGCTTCCGGCTCGACGCCGTAAAGCGCGCGCCAGACCCCCCGCAGCAAGCCTAGGCAATCCGTCCCGGCCCCGCGCGCCGAACTCTGGTGCACATAGGGCGTGCCAATCCAGCGGCGCGCCTCGGCCACGATCCGCGCCTGAAACGCACTCATCGCCGCAGACTCCCGCCGTCATTGACATCACCTGAAGACGGAAAGCTGGTCAGCCAGTCTTCACCCGGAATATGCGGAAAACCTCGGAAGTTCATAAAATTATGAAACTTTTCACGACACGTATCGGCCCGCCGGTCACACCCTGCCTCAAACCGCACCAGGTCGCCCACTGCCACTTCCGGCCCCAGGGCCTGCCACAGCTCGATCTCGCGTCCGCTCGGGCCAATCCGATCATTCTTGATCACCCCGATCGCACCGGCCGATGCACCGGAAAGCACCACCATCCGCCCGCGTTCGAACCAACGTTCGTCAAAGCCGGGGAAACTTGCGAACCGGAACAGACGCCGCTCGATCACCACCTCGACCGCACGCTCTGCCGCATAGCCCGGCTGGCTCAGATCGAACCGGCACTCGTGATCCCCCAGCACCGCCGCGCAACTGCGCTGATAGGCCCGCCCCTGCGGCTGGTTCAGCGCCTCGGCAAGACCGCGCAACTCGGCCTGAAACGCCCCCCCGGATCGCACGATCTCGCCCAGCGTGCCGCGAAACTGCAACACCCGGTCCTCGACCCGCGCCCAGTTCACCGCCCAGGTCCGCACTTCGGCCCCATCATAGCGCCCGGCCAGCAGATCTCCCTCCGTCACGGCCGCATCCGACAGCGCCCCCATGGCTTCCGAGTTGTCCACCGCCAGGCCGGTCGTCTGCTGCAAGGCCCGCGCCGTCATCCCGCTGCTCGCGCGAAAGGTAATCCCCTCGAACCCCAGGTCCTGATCGTGATCGGTAAACCCAAGCACCATGCCATCGCGCCGCGTTACCGCCCAGGCGCGGCAGGCCGTCGTGGCCCCGCTGGCCAGATGCGCGAAAAATCCCTCTGCCCCGGACATCATACCCGCACCTCCACCACCGGAACGCTTGGCACATCACCCGCCTGGAACGAGGCCACCGAAGTTTGAATGCGGTCGGTATCAAACCGCACCGGCACATCGAATTCGAATCCCGCTGTCACCCGCACCCCGACATCCGGCGGATCCACAAAGGTAACTTCGCCGGTAGCGGTATTGACGCTGAAATGCAGCGCTTCGACCTTGGGGTTCCCCGCAAGCGCCACCTTGACCGAGCCCTGCACCGGCTTCAGAATCGGGCGGGCATAACTTTCGCCACCCGAGACATAGGTTTTGGCCAGCACGAACACCCGTGTCGCGCCGTCGCCCAGCCCGATGACCTGATCCCCGGGCGCGACCGCTTTCGAGGCCGCGCCGGATTTGTAATCGGCCCAGTCCTTCCAGCGAAATCCAAACAACTGCCCACGCCGCGCCTCGAAAAAGGCAATCAGCGCCTCGACATCGTCGAGACTGCGCAAGCCCACCCCGGCATCATAGCGCCGACGCGAATGCGCCCAAGGCGTGTTGCGCTCTTCAAAGCCGTTGGCCAGCGTCACGATCTCGGTGCGCCGCTCGGGCCCGCCAACCGAGCCGAAGCTCAGGCTGGCAGGAAATCGAACCTCATGAAATGCCATTGTCTGCCCTCACCGGTTTCTTTGCCCGCGCGCCAGCGCGCGCGCCGCCTGCGCCGCAATCTGGCCTTGACTGCGTTGAAACCCCTGCACATCCGGGGTCGAGACGTTCATCACCACCGTGATCGGCCGCCCGCCGCCTGCCGTCTGCACCCCCAGTCGGCCATCCGCCCCGCGCGCCAGCGGCATGATCGCCTCCGGCCCCGCCTCACCCATCAACCCAGCACCCCCACGCATCGGAAAGCTGGTCGGGCTGGAAACAACGCCGCCCTGCGCAAACGGCATCACCCGGCCTTGGGTGAAACTGCCCCCCTTCTCGAACGGCATCATGCCGCCCAGCACGCTTTGCAGCCCGCCCGCCACCAGCCCGCCCAAGGCGTTCTGCACCGGCTTCATGGCGATATTGTAAACGGTGTCGATCATCGCCTGCGCGACCCCCTTCAGCGCATCCGACAGCTTCATGCCGTCGAACACCAACCCATCGAAGGCCTGCCGCAAGCCGCTGCCAATGCCGCTGGAAAGCTGGTTCACCTCACGCCCGGTGAACACCAGCGACTCGCGCAGAGCCGCCAGTTCGCCCTCGAACGCCCCCACCATCCCGGTCGCACTGCCAAGTGTGGTTTCAAGCGCCGTCACCTGATCCTGCAACGTCTCGATCGCCGCCATTGTCCTGCCCTTTCCTTGCATCCGGAAATGCCGCTGCCAGCTCTGCCAGCCGCGACCGCGTCAAAGGCGGGGCAGCACTTTGTGCCCCAAGCATGATGCGCAACTCCACCGGCGTCAGCCGCCAGAACGCGTCGGGTGCCAGCCCCAGCCCCCGCAACCCCACCCGCATCAGTCCCGGCCAGTCGATCGCGGCGCTCATGCCTCACCCGGCACCGCAAAGGCCCGCGCCAGCAGTTCCGCCGCCGCCCGTGCCGCCGCGATTGGCCCGCCGCCGATCTCGACCGTGCGCAGATCGGCAGCATGGCCCTGCCAGCCCCCGCCCCGCAGCCCCGCCACCACCAGCGCCAGCACGTCGCGGGTGGAAAACCGCCCCGCCTCAAAGCGCTCGACCAGATCAATCATCGAGCCGCTCTCCAGCGCCGCTTCCATCTCGGCCAGCGCCCCCAGCGTCAGCCTGGCGACATGGCGCTGGCCGTCGAGCAGGATCGCCACCTCGCCCGCAAAAGGGTTCACCATCACAGCGCCGTAAACGTCAGCACACCCGCCGAGGCCAGGGTCAGATCATAGGTGGCCTCGCCGTTGTAGCTGCCGGAATACTCGATCGCGGTAATCTGGAACGGCCCCTGCACCACCCCGAAATTCGGGATGATCACCTGGAAATCCGGCACCTCGCCGCCAAAGAAGATCTGGCGCGCGCGTTCGTCGGTGTTGGCATCGCGAAACACCCCCGCGCCCGAGATCGAGGCCGAGCGCACCCCCGCCCCCGCCAGCAACTCGCGCCAGCCACCCGCGCTTTCGAGGCTGGTCACATCCACCGTTTCCGCGTTGAAACTGATCCGCGTGGCACGCAGCCCCGCGATGGTCTCGAACTGCCCGACCCCGGTCAGGTCAAGCTTGATCAAAAGGTCCTTGCCGTTCTGGACA